ATGCTAAATATGGGAATAGTGTAAGGTGTAAGGTGTAGGGTATGATTTAATTCAATTACCTCACATCAACCATCATCAACCCATCTCTCTTATATGGAATTGAAACTGACCCTACACCATACACCATACACACTTTAAAGGAAACGAGAGGGCATATAAGAACCAGCGGTAATAGCAGTAGCATATCCATCACCATACATATTCGGCATTCTATATCCTGAACCTTGTGTCTTTTCAGGGGTCTTGGGTGTGCGTCCTTTCTTTTTCTTGGCGACTTTGGGAGCATTACCATCACTATCGTCGTCATCACCCATTCCACCAGGCGTAGCGTAAGGGTCAGCAGGAGTGCGTCTGCCTTGTCTGCGAAGTCCCTCTTGCTGAAATGTATCAATTAAATCACCTGTTCCTTGTCCCTCTAATCTTTGTTGAATACGGATAAGGTCTTCCTTAATTCCAGTAATAACTGCTCTAAATCTTTGGAGAGAAGCAGGTTGGAGATAAGTAGCAGAAGTATCATCTATTCCTTTTACCGCAGCGACCATCTGGTCGTTTAATCCAGAAATAGTTTGTTGCTGTTCTGTGCTGAAAATAGCGATGCTTGGGATTTGTTGATACATATAATTCAGTAATGCTCTTGCTTCCTTTTCAACGGCAGATGTTCCACCAATAAAGCGGTCAATTGCTTTACTACCGAATTGAGATACGCTTGTGTGTCCTAATGTAAGTTGATTTTGGATTTCACCAAGAGAGGCAATAATGGAAACCATTTTCTCGTAGATGTAGTTATATTTGTCCTGAATATCGCCTTCCAGTCCTGCGGTTGTTTCAGTTCCTTTATAAGTCTTTTTCAAGTCCTTAACCACACGCTTATTTAGCGAACGGAGTTCATTTAACTCGTATGCGTTGGGGTCTAAAAATTGAGGCATTATATACTATACTAACATTATATAATGACTAAATACTTAATATAATCCGTGTTCTTTTACATATTTACTTGCTTCAATCATTTTCATACCTTTATCTTTCATCACTTTCTTTACGATTTCTGCTCGTTTTGCTCTGCCTCCGCCAGTTGCCTTGACGACATCTTTCGCAGTAGTATTGACTGATTTCTTAACGGATTTCTTTGCGGCTCTACCGACTTCTTTCAAGAGGTCTTTTCCAGCAGCCTTGCCTCTCTTTTTAACTTCGTCAAGAGCGACTTTTCCCATTTTCTTTGTGCTTTCAATTACATCACCAAGATTAATACCGCCCTTTACTGCGGCTCCGTGATGGACTTGTCCGTCTTTTCCTAAATAAGCACCGACCACAGCACCTCCTTTCTTTCCTCTCTTTGCTCCTTTTTCAAGGAACTTACCCATATTAAACGATTTGCCGTATTGTTCTCGTCCAGCAGCCATCATTAATGGGAGGGCAATAGGAGCGATTTCCTTTGCGACATCAAGAGTTCCAGTAAATCCTTTCTTGAAACCTTTACCAAAGTCTTTCCAGAACGAACCACCCTTAAACTTTTTCATCGCTTTTTCAACCATTTCTACCTTATCACTCATCGTTTTAAGAGGGCGACCAGCTCCCATCATCAAGGGAACGGCAATAGGAGCAACTTGTTTGACTACATCAAGGGCATCTTTGAACCAATTACCACCCATTAGGCATTTCTTTTCAAGTGCTTTTACTTTTCTTGCTCCGCCGAATGCTTTATACATATCGTAAGCATCTTTTCCTGTTTTTGCTATATCAAGGGCAGATTTCGCACCTTTGGTAATATCACTAATCTTGAACTTACCTCCTGATGATACACCTCCGCTTGAAACGCCACCAGAAGATACTCCACCGCTTACTGCTTTATACATATCGTAAGCATCTTTTCCAGTCTTGGCGAGGTCAAGAGCGTCCTTTGCTCCTTTGGTTAAATCGCTAAAAGAGAACTTTCCGCCAACTGCTCCGTCCATTCCAGCATACGCTCTTGCTCCTCCTGAATGAACTGCTAAACCAGCGTTCATCGTAATAGGAGGGTAAGCAGGAGAGTTTCCATTAAGCACATATTTCTCGTGTCTAACTCCACCGACAATTTGTTCTTTGGGTGAATGAAAAGCATCGGCATTCCTGTATCCCATCGGTGAGGGGTGATACGCATTATAAGAGTGCGTCCATCGTTCTTTATCCATATCTCTTAAACGAGATACTAATGCCTTGTTGTAAGGCGTGTCGTAAGTGATGTTTGTCTGGGGCATCTTTATAATATATACCAGCATTTTTAATTGAGAGGCATATTAAATAATTAATATGTCTATCTAAAACTATCCTTATTTTGGAATGAGTGTAAGGTGTAAGGTGTAGGGTCAATATATTTTAATCTGTAAAGAAATGATGGACTACCTCTCAACAATCCCTAAATGAATGGAAACCCACCTTACACACATCACCATACACTATTTAACAAAGTCTATCGGCAAGTTTGCCTCCACTTGAAACGCCTCCGCTTGGGACACCACCGCTCATCACACCACCACGCTTTTCGCAAAAGCGTTTGACGATGCCGTGTAGGGGCATATTAAGCATATTTCCACCCACCATTCTTGCGATTTCAGCAGATTTCATCGCTGATGCTTGTTGGCGAGATTTAGCACCTAATACCATCTCCTTTGTGAGAATACCTGTGTAAATAGCACTTACTCCCTGTTGAGTAGTCATTATACCTGAATTGACGGCGACAACACAGATTTCAGGGGTAATCGCAGCTCCACCAGAGGCGGATACTGTGTTGGTTGCTCCAATTTGAAATTGGAAGTTGTAGTTTCCAAGACTACCACAGGTAATATAGTCTGGTAATGATAAATCGTAAGCAGGGTTGATTACCAAGAGAGAACCAGTAGTGTTGATGTTAGAACCTTTACCAGTTCCACCAACGGAAATATTAGCAACACCGCTAAACTCACGCCAAGATTGAGTAGAACCATTCTTAACAGAAAGTCGCCACAAGTCGTAGGCAGAAGCAGAGGAAAGAAGACCAGATTGGTTATTCAAGTTAATACTGATGTTATTCACAGAGAAGAAACTATCAGCGTCCTCAATAGTCATACTACTCATAGGTTTTCTTACATTAATGATAAACAAGTCTGGGATTTGGTTAATTTGAAGATTGCTTGATGTAAGAGTTGCTGATGCTTGGGCGGCTACTGCTGTGGTATTAGCAGAAGAAGTCAAGTATCGTGGGAAATCCATATACGGAACGACATTCTTGGTTTCAATTAAGTCGCTTGGTTGAGTAGAAAGGAACTTTAATAGGAGAGCAGGAGCGGAAGGTTGGTTAAGAACCCCAGCAATAGCAGTAGAGGAAGTGAAACCATTAGGGTTGGCGGCAGTTCCAAGACTGATGCCTGTAATGTATTGAGAGGAAGTGCTAAACAATCTCTTACAGGTTGCGTCAATATTGAATGTGAAAGTCATATTGTTTATTCCTAAAAGACCTTGCTGATTGTATTCAGGGTCGCCGAAAATGAAAGGAGAAAGGAAAAGGGGTTCAGCAACAACGGTGCTGATTTCAATAACGAAAGTATCGGCAACATCGGTGGAGATAAGACTATCATCTTGTCCGCCAGCGGTAATGGTATGGACGACATTCATACTGATAGGGTGAGAACCTCTCGGTGTTTGGTCTATATCGTAGGAAGCATTACCATATCCAGCAAGAGGGTTGTTCCCTGCTCCCACAGCATCGCTGTATCTTGCGTATGCTTGGTCTGGGAGAGAGGGAGTGGTGCTGTTAAATCTGTATAACTCACGAGAGTTGTTAAGACGAAGCAATTGGGGGAGAATATCTTGAAGATTGACGGAAACGGCGGTGTTGTTAATTTGGGCGGTCGCAGTAGTCATTAATGAAGATAATGGGAAAGGGGACAAAGCACTATCAGCACCATAGTTTAGTGCTAAATCGCCAGAAGGAACGCCAGTAGCAGTAAGAGTAAAACTAATACCTGATGTAAGAAGAACATCACGACCAATTACGACATTCTCACTTGGGACTTGAACCGAGAATATAAGCGAGGAATTGGAAGCAGATGTGGAGGGAAAACGCTGGTATGTGGTCTGGGAAGCACCAGATTTGACGGCAAAGTCTAAATCGCTGGTAATATCACCAATCACACTATCACGCACAAGGACAGTTTTGAAGTCGCTCATCTTTATAATATACAACGAGATTTTAAAAATTGTATATTAAAATTTAATGTTGCCTAAACTATTCCTATTGTTTAGGATTGCTTATATGACCCTTTCTTTAAGAAAGCAACTTTGATGGTAATTGCCTCTCCACTCGCCAATCTAAAAGGATTTAATTTGCCGAACTTATCTTTCCAAAAGACCGAAATATCAATATTGCTTAAAGGTCTATTTCCGTAGAGAGTAATTAGGCGATATTCACTTGTAGGATTATAGACGAGATTTGGTTTATATTGTCCTGTATCACTCACTAAATCTGTAATGATATTGGCGAAATCACTATTAGAACCTCCTAAAACTAACTGCGTTTGATTGTTATACACAAGAGGGGTGGATACTTGATTTGGTTGAATGGGTAGGGTATTTGATGTAAATACTAAACCTACAATTGGAGAGAAATTAGCAATTGTGCTATATTCCTGATAAACCGCTACTGCCGTCCAAGTCGTAGGAGCAGGAGCAACAGGAGCAGGATTGGGGGTAATTATCATAGTGTCTAAACCTCCTATATTAAATGGTTCAAAAAGGAAGTTCTTGCCGTTCAGGGAAGCATCATATCCTAAATATTTGGTGGGGAAGGAGGGGAAAAGTCCGTAAAGTGGGGCATTAAAATACAACTGAATAGGGGAATATCCAGCAGGAGGAACAACGACGGAGGTTGG